GATGTGTGGAAAACCAATCATCGCAATTAAGACTGGTGGTCTGACGCGACAAGTAGAAGATTTAGAAACTGGAGAGCAATTTGGGATTGGATTGAATCCAGATGCGAGCTCTTTGGTTGGAAATCAGCTTGTTCCATTCATTTATGAAGATTATGTTACCCATGAAGCCCTCGCAAATGCATTCATGGAGATGTATGAGTGGGGACCAGAAAAGAGAAAGCAAGTCGGTCAAAGAGCGCTTGAACACGCAAGAAAAGATTACGACATCAACAACGTAATCAAGGCTTGGGATGAGACTCTTACTAAATTAGTTGACACCTGGCAAGACAATCGTAAAACCTGGGAAATTAACAAAATTTAAAAGGAATTTAATACCAAAATGAAAAAGGTTATATTCAAAGGCCCAGTACTGACTCAGTCAGGTTACGGTGTTCATGCAAGACAAGTTGCAAGATGGTTATTATCAAAAAACGATATCGAGGTTAAGTTTGTTGTCACACCATGGGGCGATACACCATGGATACTAAATCGTTCTCATTGTGATGGGCTAGTTGGTAAGATAATGGAAAGAACAGCAAGCCCTGATTACAAAGCTGATGTCTCTTTTCAACTTCAATTACCAAATGAATGGGATTCAAAGTTATGTCCGATCAATATAGGAATAACAGCAGCAGTAGAAACAGATCTAGCAAACCCAGATTGGGTAGCTGATTCAAACAAGATGTCTTGTATAGTTCTACCTTCCAATCATTCATTAAAAAGCCTAGAAAATGCGGGTACATTGACAGTAGAATCGCATGTAATACCAGAATCTTTTTCTGATGACATTGTCAAGAATGATGACAAAACAATCGACCTATCTCATGTCAAAACTTCATTTAACTTTCTATTGTTTGGACAGATGACTGGTAACAATCCATTCAACGATCGTAAAAATCTTTTATTTACCATCAAGTGGATTTGTGAAGCATTTGAAAAAGACAGTGATGTTGGCATCATCATCAAAACGAATGCTGGAAGAAATACAAAAATCGATAGAAATATAGTTCTTCGTAATCTAGAAGTTCTTCTAAAAGAAGTTAGACCAAGGTCTGAAAACCCTAAGGTTTATTTGTTACATGGCGATATGAGTGACAGCGACGTCGCTGCATTATATAAACATCAAAAAGTCAAAGCATTAGTTTCTTTAACTCGCGGAGAAGGATACGGCCTACCCATACTAGAAGCTGCTGCTGCAGGATTACCAGTCATCGCAACAGGATGGTCAGGCCACCTTGACTTTATGAAACACACAAAGTTTGTCAGCATCGATCATAAGTTAACTCAAATACACCCATCAAGGGTCGATGACAAAATCTTCATGAAGAATTCTAAGTGGGCTGAACCTATCGAAGAAGATTTCAAAAAGAAGATTACAAAATTCAGAAATAGTTCATCAACTCCAAGAGAATGGGCAACACAAGGCGCAAACAAAATTCATGAACTCTATAGTCATGATGCTGTCTCAAAGATGTATGATGAAAAGCTATCAAAATTCTTGGTTAATTCATGATTTATGCAATTTTAATAATAACGAACATTTTAACGCTGGCGGCTTGTGTCCTAGCAGTCCAACGTTCTCTTGTTCTTATTGAAAAAATTGATGAAATTAACGTTCAGGTAGAAGAATCATTAGACATAATTGACACATCATATGCAAACGTATCTAAACACCTAGAATCCCCAGTCCTATTTGATGATCCAGTCGTTGTAGCGATGATAAGAGATGTTAAACAAGCTAGGGATGCCATGCTTTTGGTCGCAAACAAAGTTACAGAACCGTTTCAAAACGACGAGGATTCAGATTAGGAATGAACATTGTGATAGAAAAAAATGTAAGAAAAACAAGAAGACGTCGCAAAAAAGGTGATGAAGCAGTCCCTGAAACACCAAATGCAAGATTTTATTTTACCGGTGAAACGCAGATAGCCATCTGCGAATTTCAACAATCTGCTGATCGTAAGGTCAGAGAAAAGCTTTATGTTGAAAAGATCATGCCGGCATTTGAAAAGCTGGTAGAAAATCTAATCAACATTCATAAGTTCAGCGGTCTGCATGACACTTATGAAGACCTTAAGAACGATTGCGTCAACTTCTTATTCGAAACAATTCACAAGTTCAATCCAAATATGGGAACAAATGCATTCTCATATTTTAATGTCGTTGCAAAGAATTGGCTCATCATCAAGACAAAACAGAAAGCGCAACGTGGTCGAAGAGACGTTAGCATCGATGACCCCAAAGGACTATCTACAAATGAAATGCAGGTCATTGAAGAACGCAGCATGGTTCCTGCTCAAGATTTTTTTCTAGAGAACAATGAGAATATAGCAAATGTTTTGAAGCTCATGTATGAAATACGTTCAAGAGTGAAAGTTGAAAATGAGCTACTTTGCATAAACTCCGTCATAACAATTTTTGAAAACATTAACGACATTGACATTTTGAATAAGAGCGCAATTCTTCTTTACATAAGAGAATTATCCGGGTTAAGTCCAAAGCAACTCACAACCTCAATGCAGGCTGTAAAAAAACACTACAATAAATTGAAAGTGGAACAAAAGTTTGATTTATTCGAATAATTTCTAGCCCCATCAGAAAATGAGGAAAGTATATGCCAGATGTAGCAGATGAGTTGGACCCAATTGAAATTTCAGATCGTAGCATCAAAGATAGGATTAAAGACTTCAACGGCCTCTTGAGTCAAATTGAATCGATCAATGATAAAAAGAGGCAATTGTGGAAAGAAATCTATGAGAATGCAATAACTGATCGACAAAATGCATACATCATGTTTACTAAGCTGGTCCTGATAGTTCAAGACAAAAGTACAGAACACGCTGTTCATGGCAGGACAATTTCTTCATATATAGAAAGAATGAGCAAAGCAAACGACCAATTGATCCGGTTGGCTGAGCTGGTTGCAAAAGCTGAATCCGTCTCAGAAAAGATAGATCCAGATGATATGTTTGATAAGATAAGGAATAACTGATGTCAGAGATTGTTAGAAAAATTGCAGAAGATGGGCACAGAGTATCTGGTGCGCTAAATTCTGTTTACAATAACATTCAAAATGGCCCACCAAACATAAATCTGCCTCCTGTTTTTCAACGGTGGGTTGTTCTTGATGTAATCTTTGATCCTTACATTATAGATGAAAGCAAAATACAACAATTAGAATCTATACACGGAAAAATAACAAATTCAATTTATGCTTTAAATACCACGCCTCCTAGAAATACGATAATAGGCAAACAAGTAATAGATTCTCGCCGAGGGAATAAAACCATGGCAGAGAACGCGATGTTACTATATCCATTATTCCCTTCATCGCTATCCATGCCTTGTAAGCCAGGTGAGCATGTGTGGGTCATGTTTGAATTTTTGACAGAACAAAAAAACTTAGGATATTGGGTTTGTTCCATCGTCGGACCAGGACACACCGAAGATGTTAATCATAGCCACTTTCAAAGAAGCTTTGATTCAACGTTTTTAACTAGCGAAGAAAACGCAAATGCACAAAATAAGCATGAAAAAACGCTTAAAAAACCAAGATATCATTTTAAAAATGGCGTCTACGTAAAAATAATAACCTCTGAAGAAACTCAAGAAAGTTCGTCAGTAATAGATCCAGCATCTGCGTCTGTCTCAGGTGGAATAGATGCTTATGAAAGAATATTAACTGAATCCGACGCCGCAAAAGCATCTGTCTACGAATCAGTTCCTCGTTTTAGAAAAAGGCCTGGAGATTTAGCATTAGAAGGAAGTAATAATACTTTAATCGTGCTTGGTAGAGATCGAACGGGAAGCGCTGCAGCGTATACTACTGTTGATGTATCTGATCCAAATAATCCGAATGCAAATGGAGCAAGAAGAGTTGACAAAAATTCCAACGACTTATTTACAAAAAAAGGAGCAGGATCTATAGACATGGTGGTCGGAAGAGGTCAACTTTCTGGATTTACTCAAACAGGAGGTGTACCAACGCTCAACGATCTAGGTAATTTAGAATTATCAAAACATAAAGATTCTATAAGCGAAAATGAAGGAAATCCTGACTTTAAAAACGACAGAAGCAGAATTTATATTTCGCAAAATACAAATATTGATAAAAATCTCGGCACAAATTACTTACAAAAAAACTTAAACCGTAAACCTTCAGTACAAGACTCAGTTGATGGAGATGCAGGGATTCTAATAAAATCTGATAAAGTTAGAATCTTAGCTAGATCAGACGTTCAAATACTCGTTACTGGTTATGATGATGAATCTGTTCCAACAGGTGTAAATAACGAAAACGGGTTGAATGAAACAAAGTCTATTAAAACTGAAAAGAGCGATTCAAAAAAATGGGCTTCTATAACCATAAAAAGAAATGGTGACATCGTTTTTGAACCTTCAGATCTTGGATACATCAAGCTTGGAGGAGAAGATGCAAACAGGGGCATCGTTTGTACAACACAGCCTGTCGTGGCAACAAACGGAGGAGTCTTTGGAAAGCCCATGTTGACAACAGATGGTGGTCAATTAGCTGGTGCAGCTTCACCCACCCCCCAAGGAAACAAACCTGCATTACCGCAAGACGCCACTTTAGATTTAGGCACGTATGCAAATAAAGTTTTGATTAAATGACGGAAGAACGAACATGGCAAAAATCGGTTGTTTAGACCACGTTGGGATCTTAGATGAAAATGGAAAGCTTACAGAAAAAGCTAAAAACACGTTCATAGAAGAGGTTCAAGACATCATCAAGTATGGAACAAAAAATATACCCCCAGAAGTAAAACCTTTATTTTCAGCAGGTATAGAAATACCGCCGAATCCAAATCCAGAAGCAATACCTGACTTAAAAAACAAAACTATTTTTTCTGCATTTCATAAAAACTACATTGGTAGATACGAAAAAATAGCAAACGACTTAAACGTTAGCTCAAACTTCAGCCTGCTTCCTGCTATAGCTGATCCAATAGCGTTAGCAGGTTCAGCATTTGGCGTTGAATTGCCCGCGTTAGATTTCCCAGGCGGGTTTGTTCCATATTTTTCTGGACTTCTTCCTCAAAAATTATTGCTTGATCTTATTGATGCAGGAAAGACAGAATTTTTAAAACCAGATGGTCTTGTTAAGTTAGTTGATAAGCTTGTCGAATTAAAGGCTCCGCCGATCCCGCCTGTTCCGGTTTTGCCATTAATAACCCCTCCTGCACCAATACCAGGATTAGTTCCTCCCCCGCTATCAAGTCCTGATCTCACCGACGCCAAAATACCTTCACCAGGTGGGATACCAGAAATTCAACTTCAACTGCCTGAAATTTCTATACCTCCAAATCCAGAGATCCCATTACCTCCTCAAGCTGTTCTTTCTACACTCGCAGCAAAAGAATTTGCTGCATTTACAAACATTCCAAAACTTTTATTACAAATAATTGCTAAAATACCAAGCTTGGTTGCAAAACTAGGAAACATTCCAGCAATAATGGAAGAAATATGCAAACTTGTAATAGGATCTGGAGTTTTAGGGGATATTAAACCTACATCGTCCATAGAACTTGCAGCTTCCATCGTCCTATCTAGAAAGATATCTGAGATGCTATTAACTGCAGCTATGGGTTCTACAATAGGTTCAGCTCCTGGTAGCGCAACTACAGGCGTCACACAAAAAACTAGCGGTCCTAATGAATTTAGACGATATAAATCAAAACCGAAGAAAGAGGCGACAAAAGCTCCTGAATTAACTCCTGCACAAAAAGCGAATCAAAGAGCTATCGGTCTAGCTGGTTCTTCGTACGGAGACCCAAGCGAACGAAGCAGATATACACAAGGTCTATTCATTATAGAAAGTGTCCTTGGAAAATTTGACCGAGCCTCAATTAACATTTATGGTGAAGCGCGCGCCGACGGCGAGCCGTATACTGATCAACAAATTCTTAATGCAAAGAAGGCTTCATTTTTAAAAACAAACTCTAAGCTGAGAGCCACTCCGATTAAATCATCTTCAGGATTTATAGACTTTGTTGAGTCTGACGTTGCCAAGCAATCTTCTTGTGGCCTTTTTGTAAGATCTTGCCTCACTGCGGCAGGTTGTAACAATTATTTCTTTTTAAGTCTATATGCAAAAGGACAAGCGATTCAAATTCTACTAAACATAGGGTTAATGAGAAATTACCGCTGGGTAGAAGATGAAGGTAGACCAGGCATAATAAATGATCTAAAAAAAGAGGGGCAAGAATACAAAGATCTAAAAGAGCTTATACAGAAGATAGCAGGACCAACAAGCTATGGAGGTCAGGAGTATAAAGATGAAAATATAACCCAATTTCTCGGTAACTGGGCACTAGATAAAAATCTAGATTCAGCACATCCAGCGTTGCAACCTTACTTAAAACCTTTCGAAGAAAGAGCTTGTATATTTGGCAAAGAACTTGTGCAGCTAGCAGCGAAGGGACAATTTCCAAAGTTAGTAGCCGGTGATGCAATATTAATTTGCAAGACGGTGGATAATTCAACAGGATTAGACCGCGCGAGGGGTGGCGAACACATCTTGCTCGTGACGAAAGATAGAAACACGACGGACTTTGCTTATTCAGCGGATCAAAAAGATCCCAATAATTTATACACATTAACATATCCAATTTTTGCTGTAGAAGGCGGTGCCCTTGACGATGACAATACTGAACCTGGTACAGTAGACCAAGTCTATAAAGATGAAGCTAAATTAAAACAATTATTGAATTCCCAAGGTGGAGACATTTTTAAAATGATTCCTGAAAATTATAGAGAAGGTGATCAATATCATGCTAAAGTAAATGAAGCTGGGAAAGCATACTACCTGAGTGAATTTCAAAAAAATAAAAGTGTAACATTTCATTTAAAGACAGACATACCGAGGCCTTCAGCAATATTGAACGCAAAATATGATTTAGGATTCATCCAAATTGGCGGCGGAGAATCGCGCGAAGGAACTAATGATTCAGGTACAGGTCTGTTCTTGGGAATATCAGAAATTCCAAGAACTAATAAGCTAAAAAATAAAGATCAGATCATTAAAGAAGGTAAAGCCATAGGCATTAATCCGCGTGAACGCCGCGTTCTGGCTATTTTTAAAACGAACAATTATTGTAAACAAATTGAAAATAACGGACTCCACGCAACAGAAGCAATCCAGCTAATGGACGCGACGCCACCCAACGACGTGTCCAACGTGTTTAAAGGAGGTGAACTTGACGTACTAGGCGTTTTTACATTCCCAGGATTGCTCGCGGCAAATTTTGGACGGGTCTACAAAAGGGATGCCAACGGCAAAATCATACCAGGCCAGTTCGAAGAGACAGCTGAGGTACAGCTGTAATGTTGTACCCAGTGTTTTATGAAGAAGATTTAAAGACTGTTGCAATGCGTTTCCTCCCCAATACCAAACATAGTTTTCTTGATTGGGCATGATATCTTCAAACGTTGATATTTACCGGTGGTCGTTATGTCTGTATATAATTTTAAAAGCTCTGGGAAAACTGCAGTAAAAAGCAAAGAAGAAATTCCTGCATTTACTAGAAGTCCTGTAGGCATAAAGACGCCTTTAAGATTAAATGATAATAATTTATTTGCGATGCATTATGATAATGCAGATCAAATTCATGATAACCTTAGAAACTTGTTGTTGACAAATTGGGGTGAAAGACTAGGCTTTTATTATTTTGGCGCAAATCTTAGAGATTTAACGTCTGAGTTATCTTCTTTGGATGCCTTTGATGGCGAAGCGATACAAAGAATAAAAGATTCAGTTTCGACGTGGATGCCTTTCGTATCGCTTAAAGATTTCTCTTCAAGATTTGATAGAGAAGAAAACGAAAATGTTGGAATATTAAAAATCGCAATAACTTATAATGTTCCACAACTAAAAATTGAAAATAGAGCACTTCAAATATCATTACATGTAATATAGATCTAAAATGGCAAAGACAGCGTTAAAACAGTTTAGAAACAGAAGTTATCTTGCAAAAGATTTCGATTCTTTGCGAGCAAATTTGCTTCAATACGCCCGCCTCTATTATCCTGACAAGATACAAGATTTTTCTGAGTCTTCATTGGGAGGAATGTTTTTAGACATGGCTGCCTATACCGGCGATGTCATGTCGTTTTATCTTGATCATCAATACAACGAGTTAGATTCTGACACAGCAATAGAGACCAGCAACATCGAAAGATTGATTAGATCAGCTGGTGTTCCTATATCTGGTGCTGCACCAGCGACTGTTGATGTAACTTTTTTTATAGAAGTTCCGGCCGCGGCTGTTGATGGGAAATATGTACCTTTATCTTCTTCTCTTCCTGTTGTCAAAGCAAATTCAATTTTTACTTCTACTTCAGGAATAAATTTTTCGTTATTAGCAGATGTAGACTTTGCTAGCAAAACCTCAGATGGAAGCTATGTCGCGGAGATAAAAGTAGGAAAAATATCCCAATCTGGAAATCCAGTAACATTTACCATGGCTATTGATGGCAAATGCATTTCTGGTTATGAAACATCAGAAACGTTTGGACTAGGATCTTTCGTAGCTTTTAAATCTATAACTCTTTCTCAAAACAACATTACGGACATACTTTCAGTTAGCGATAGCTTGGGGAACTCATACTATGAAGTTAGTACTTTATCAGATGATGTCGTGTATAAAAACGTATTAAACACGGCGCACGATTCAAATGATATTTCTGAAGCTTTGAAAGTAGTCCCAGCTCCTTATAGATTCGTTACAGTTGTCGATTTAGCCTCTAGATCAACAACAATGATACTTGGTGGTGGAGACGATAACAATATAGATGATGATGCAGTCCCAGATCCTTCTGAGTTTGCTATATCATTCCCATATTCAAAAACATTTTCAAGAACTTCTATTAATCCATTGAAGATGTTAAACACTAGAACATTAGGTGTGTATTCCCCAAACACACAACTGTCCGTAACTTATCGTTACGGCGGCGGACTAAACCACAACGTTCCGGCAAGGTCTATAACTAATATAAATCAGGTTTCTCTTGAGTTTCCTTTGAATCCAAGATTAGAAATAATCAATTCGGTAAGAGGAAGTATGGGAGTAATCAACAAATCGCAAGCTGCGGGTGGAGAAGATGCTCCAACGATTGATGAACTTAAGTCTTTAATTCCTTCGTCTCGCAACGCGCAGGAAAGAATCGTAACAAAAGAAGATTTACTCGCAAGAATATACTCTTTGCCTGCAAACTTTGGACGTGTCTTTAGAGCTGCAGTGAGAGCAAATAAAAATAATCCACTGTCAACTCAACTACACATTATTTGCAGAACCCCTGATTCAAGATTGATCCCAGCCCCAGATACTCTCAAGGAAAACATAAGAAAATATTTGAATCCTTATCGATTGATTACAGACGCTATCGATATTTTGGATGCATCTGTAGTCAATTTATCTTTTCAATTTGATATTGTGATTGATCCTGCTTTAAATCAGCAAACTGTTCTTCAAACAATTTTGAGTAAGTTAATTGAACAGTTTAATACTACAAAATTTTCAATTGATCAACCGATCGTCCTATCAGATATTCAAAATCTAATTTTTAACACTCCAGGAGTTCTATCAATTATCAATATTGAATTCAAAAACTTGAATGGAGAAACGAACGGAAGAACGTATAGCAACTTCAATTATGATGTGAAGAGCAATCTTAGAAAAGGAATGTTATACCCACCAGAAGGCGGGATATTTGAATTTAAATATCCAGAGTTTGATATCATAGGAAGGACAGCTTTGTAACATGTACAAGGTTTTAGAAGCCGATAAAGACGCGTATATAACTAATCGATTCATCAAAATCGCTAGTTCGGGTTCATTTAGAACTGGATCGAACGTTGGTGCAGCTGGATCATTGGACCTTTTCAAACTATTTGGAACTACATTCTCTTCAAATGATGTTGCTAACTTGGAGTTAAGCAGGTTATTGGTACATTTTAACCTACAACCCCTTAAAGACTTAATCTCCGCTGGAAAAATCAACGTTAATAGCAACAGTTTTAATTGCTATCTTAAATTATTTGATGTGTACGGTGGACAAACAACACCTTCAAATTTTGATATTTCTTTATATCCTCTTTCTAAATCATTTGACGAAGGAAGCGGAAGAGACGTTGTTTATTATTCTGATTATGATGCTTGCAACTTTGTATCAGCATCTATCAACAATCCCTGGATATCTTTAGGCGCAAACAGCGGAGGTTCTGCAGAGACAATTTGCGATTATATTACTTCTTCTGCTCTA